CGGTCGGGTTATAGAAAGCTTATTGGTGGACCCTATGCTTCCAGTATTAAGGGCTATATGCCGCGTCTATCGGGTGGGGATATGGTGTGTAATAAGTATCCCCAAATAGCAGGAAAAGCCAACCGCGCATTATTAAGTGGGTTGTCGTCGTTCTATATTACGCGCTCTTTTAAGTTGCGTATTAGTACAGAAAGCGCAACCCATGAACAACACCTATCACGACAATCAAGGGCTGTAGGGCTGCCATGGACACAGTAAAGCGCAACACAAACACTGGAATGACGGTTAATGGCTATGGGGTGGGGGCTCGGCATGGTTTAACCGCCTCACCAGCGGGACAAGGTGGGTACCTGAATATCTGCAATAGCGACAGGTTTTCAAAAAAAAATGCGCCGTGCGACGATTCGCGGCTGGCTGAACTGCGGGAAATCGGTCTAGCCTCCCATTGGCTCGACGTGGCGGCATCAATCGGCGTTGATAACTTCCTGACCATGTGGGCTATTTTGAGCAACTGCGATGCTGTCCAGGATGAAAAGCATTATGCCTATGTGCCGCGTTATAGTGTATGGATTCGCTATCAGCGCAATCGGGTGATTATGTCGCTGCATGCTGACGGATTGCTCCCCAAAGAGATACGCGTCAGGATTTGGGAAGACCTAAACGAATCCGTCAGCGTCGACCATATCAAGCGAATCATCTCCAAAGCATAGAAACGGCAATAGCTCCGGTTATCATGCTTGCCGAAATCGGCGACCATGGGCAGCATGGGAGACAACCGCAAAGACCAATCCGAACCTCTGTTAGAGGTTAACTTTTATTGCCGGCATTGCCGGCACAAATTCGCTCGCGAACCGGATCGTATCGAAGAAGCGCCGGAACGCGATCATCCCTATCTGTATTACGCCACTTGCCCCCGTTGCGAGCACGAAGCCGAGCAAGCCCATTGGGAAAAAGGCCTTATGGCTTCTTTTGGAAAATCCACCGGGCCGAAAACACCGGAAGGCAAAGCCAAGACAAAACTTAACCTTGCAAAAACTCACACGCCAGAGATTCATGCCCGCACCCGGTTTAACGCGCTGAAGACAGGCATGAACGCCCACGTATTGACCTATTTCCCGGCTCGCCCTGGTCAATATCCGATGTGTACAGGTTGCGAATTGGCCGACAGTATTTGTTGGCAAAATACCATTTGCGCGAAGGAAGCAGACCGGTATATGCGTTACCGGCTGGCGTTCGAGAACAAGGACTACTCGCTGATTGTCGAGGACCATGCCGCCACGCATGCCACGATCCAGACCATCATCAACAACATCATGCTGAAAATAATCCAGACCGGCGTAGAGATTCGCCAACCGGTTTGGTATGTCGACAAGGAGGCCGGCTTCCAAATTGCTAAATACGCCGATCCAAATAGCGGTGAACTCCAGTTTTTAACCGAAGTTAAAGCCCATCCGCTGCTCAAAGTGTTAACCGAGTTTGTCAGCAAAAACAGCCTGTCGCTTTCTGAGCTGGGCATGACCCCGCGCGTACAAGAGCAGGAATCCAGCATTAAAGGGCATATTGACGCTGACGCGGCCCGTGGCGATAGCCTGCTGGCTTATCAAGAGCGGCAAGCTGTAGCGCTGGAAGGATTGCAACAGATGATCGAAAACAGCCGGAAGCGGGTAAATAGCGATCCGATTTTGATTGAACATGCGCAAGATGAAAACGGCGGGTGACTCAATGAAAATTCCCAAGGGTGATAAGTATTGGCGTGAATATGTTGAAGATGAAGATGGCAACGTAATAAAAGACGAAAATGAACATACCAATTGTCTGCTATACACCGGGGCGGAATTTTAAATGGCTGAACGCCTATCCCCCCATAAGCGCATAGAAATGCGCAGCATCGCCGAAACCGAGGTGATGCGTTACAAGGGTGACCACGCCTTATGGCACAAACACGTCCATAACGTCGATCTTGATCCGATGCAGATCCTCAAATGCATCGAAATGGACCAGAACCAGAATACTCTCGACTTTTCCTGTCGCCGGACCGGAAAAACCGCGATTAAAGAGCTTTTCCTGCTCAAATTTAACGCCACCGAAGCCGACCAGGAGCTGGGTATTGTCGCCCCGCGTGAAGCGCAATCGTTGGTTAACCTGGGCTATCACCTCGACGCAATCCGCCGTTCGCCGATCTTGGAAGCCTGGATAAACTACAAATCCGGCCGCAAGCAATTTGCCGATACGTATTACCAGTTCGCCAACCGTAGCAAGGCACAGGCCTACGGCATCATGGCGCAAGTGGACGGGGGCGACTTAACCAGTGCTTCCCTGGAAGAAGTCGACGACATGCCAAAAGAGCGCTTGTTTTCAAGGTTTCTTTTGATGATGGGGGCATCACGCCGCCTGGGCGCATCCAAAGAAGCCAAGAACGACCCGCAAATAAGAATTACCGGCGTATTTAAAGGCGCCGATACGCTGACCGACTTGGTAGCCGGTGGGCATTATCACGTATTGCCGACCATCGACGCCTATTTAGGCATGGAAATGGGCATTCTTAACGAAGCCTTCATGATGGATATGCGGTCGCAGTTGTCGCCCGATGAATACATCCGGCAGCTGCTCGGGCGGAACGTATCCAGTCGAAACCTGATCTGGGAAAAGTATGTACGCCGGGCAATGCAAGTCGGTTTACAGGCCGGATTACAGCTGGCTTCGCCTTTGCCTGGCGAAACCTACCGCAAGCGCGGACTGATCGGCTTTGGTTATGATGCCGGCGGTCATGGTGAAAACCCAACCAGCTCACGCCATGCCTTGGTAGTTACCGAACAGATCGGCAACTTCGTTACCTTTCCCTATGTTCGCACTTGGCCGCCCGGCGCTGATGACAACGTGGTCAAGCGGGATTTAATCGGGCTCTGGCAATACTTCAACCCCGATACCGCCATGGGCGACGCTTACGGCGTGGGCATGCTGACCTCATTGAATGATGATCTTTACGCCTTGGGCCTGACGCAAACCGACCGCCGGACAATCGGTGACGGCGACAGCACCGCCAGCACTTGGCCGGAATGGGCGTTCTCGCCGATCCGTTTTGAAGGCATGATTAAGCACTCCATGGCACAGGCAATCCGCTCAGTTTTTCATAACAAGCAGGCGGCGGTCCCCTATTTTGACGACCAAGACTTAACCGATCCGGAGCTGGCCGACTTGCGCAACTTTGTACGGCAGCTGCCCAATATCGTGCCGCAAGTGACTAAAACCAGCTACGCCAGCTACAAAATGGCAGACGGAAAAATAGGCGATGACTTATTCGACGCCGCCATGGCCTCAGTATGGGGCATGGTTACGCGTGGTGCGTACAGTGCGCCGACTACCGTGCTGATCCGCAAGAAAACTCGACAAGAATTAATAGGAGCTTCTTAAATGGGCATAATCGACAAACTACTAAGGCGCAAGCCCATTGAAAACGCCAGCCCCATGACCGGCGAAGAACCGGAGCGCTCCAGCGAAGTAGGCTTTCGAACCACGCCGGAAAACCGCATCCTGTACCTGTATCGCACGATGTGGACCGATCCGGTACATCATCAGCGCATTCTCGACCTGCGCCATATGGACGCCGTGGACGGACGGATTAAGAAGATTCATACCCGCATGGCAAGAACTGCTGTTAAGGGCGGGCTTAAGATCGAAACCGATCCCAGTAACAAGCGCATCATCAGCGCCTGGGCCAACTTTGAAAAACGGCTTGGACTTGATCGTATTCAAAAACTGGAATCCGATGCGCGGGGCTTAGTTATGGAGGGTAATCTGCCGATCCAATGGGTACTTAACGGTAATCAGCAGGTCAGCCGTGGCGTGCGCATGGCATCTGAAACTATCCAGCCGATAGTCGAGCCCAACGGGCAGTTTAAAGACCCGTCAGCCGCCTATCGGCAAATTGACCTGTCCAGCGGACGTGAAGAAGCCGTTTTCCCGCTCTGGCAGCTCACCGTAGTGCGCCTAACGCCGGACAATTACGACGACATGGGCGCAATGGGTAGGCCTTACCTGGACGCCAATCGTACCGTTTGGCAAAAGCTGATCATGACTGAAGAAGATCTGGTTATTCGCCGCCGCCAGCGCGCTCCATTACGCATGGCGCATGTGTTGGAGGGTGCAAATAAAGATGAATTAGAGGCGTATCGTCAACAGGTTGAGAACGATCAGCAAGACATCACCACCGATTATTACCTGAACAAAAAAGGCGGCGTCTCAGCGGTACAGGGCGACGCCAACCTTGACCAAATAGCCGATGTATCATATTTGCTGGATACCTTTTTCGCGGGCGCTCCGGCTCCTAAAGGGCTGTTCGGTTATGTCGGCGATTTAAATCGCGACATCCTGGAGGACTTAAAGCGTGACTATTACGAAGAGATTGACGCCTTGCAGGATACTCAGTCAGAAGCTTACGAAGAGGGCTTTAGACTGTCTTTGCTGCTTAACGGTATTAACCCTGATGCTTACGATTTCAGTATTATTTTTGCTGAGCGCCGTACTGATACGCCAAACCAGCGCGCTGATTTGGCGCTTAAATACCAAGCACTGGGGGTTCCGGCGGATATGGTTTGGAGTGCTGCCGGACTTGATCCGGCTAAAGTCTTGGCGGGCAGAGCTGCCCAGGCTAAGTCAAACGATCCCTACCCGGAAGATAGCGTGGTTAATCCGCGTGTTTCCGTCACGCCGGGCAATGCGCCGAAAGGCGAGTCAGCAACCAGCATTGGTAACCCATGAGCGACCGTAGCGCCAAAAAAGCCGCTATCAAGCGGGCGACCCTCTCCGCACAAACAGCCATGAATCAACTGGATGCGCAAACACTGGGCCAGCTAACCGATCTGTACAAACAAGCCGTCGATGCGATAACCGAGACGATAGACAGCTTCGCCGACATTGAAGGCGCCGTGCCTATCGGAGCATTACAAGCCTTACTGGCAGCAACTGAAGCGCGTTTGCGGCAACTGGAGGCGCAAAAGGCCGTGCTGCTCAACAATGGACTAACTCAAGCCGCATTGCTCGGCGTTAGTCCGTTTGCCGTTGATGCAGCAGCAATGATGGTGGTTAACCGGCCAGTCGTAGCGGACGAGGCGGTTAAATTTGTCAGAAATTTTGTTGCCGCTGATGGCTTGCAGTTGTCAGACAGGATCTGGCGCAATGACAACCACGCCCGGCAAATCGTTAGGGATTCGATCAACTCAGCCATCATTCAAGGGTATTCAGCCAGCCGAACCGCGCAAGAACTATTAAGCGGCGGACAGGTCATCAGCAAAGAATTGCAGAACAAAATAAGAGCCAATGCCGCCGGGCCTTTGGGTCAAACGATCACCGAGCAACTATTTACCGGCGTTGGTTCACCTTACGCCGCCGCCTTACGCGTTGCTAGAACCGAGCTTAACCGAGCCCATATCAACGCTTATGAAGCCGGTGCTTTCTCGCATCCGGATGTTATCGGTACCCGCTTTCTGTTATCGCCAAACCATCCCAAGCATGACATCTGCGACATGCATGCCCATGCCAATATTTACGGGCTAGGCCCTGGTGTTTATCCGAAAGGCAAAAACCCATGTCCGGCGCACCCCAACACACTGAGTTATACAGAGGTCGTATTCAAAGACGAAGTGACCGCTGAAGACCGGCAAGGCAAGCAAGGCCGGCTTCAGTGGCTAAATGATCAACCGGCCGGGGTGCAAGAGTCGGTCTTAAACTCACGAAAAAAACGCATTGCCTTGGAAAAAGGCCTGCTTAACGAAAACGCCATTGCCACACCTTGGCATGTACTAAAAGTACGATTGGATCAACAAGGACATAACACAGATAAATGGGGAGCTTAAACATGGCTAAGACTTTTAGAGAAATAGTGCAATGCCCTGGCTGCAATGCCAGGCTGTTTGATGGCGAAGTGGTCAAGGGCATTTCGGTTTTTAAAGTAGTGGAAACCGGTAGTGAGGGAATGTGCAAACGATGTAAGACATGGGTACCTTTGCCGTTTGTCTATAGCCATAAATAACAGCACGTTATCCGGTTATCTCGCTTGATAAATCAATATAGTATCGGCGTCATCACCCAATGAGAAATAACCTAGGAACTTGTATGAAAATTAAAAAAAATATACTTATGCTTTTGGCTCTGGCTTTTATCTTGCCGTCCGCCGCCTTTGCCGGAGCGCTAACTGACTACGCCGAAAACAAGATTAACGATCATGTTTTTAGGGGCATAGCCTTTTCGGAATCGGCGCCGTCCAGTTACTACGTGGCGTTATACAATACGGCGTGTTCAGATGCAGGTGCCGGCACTGAGGTCTCCGGCGGAGGCTATGCGCGGGTTGCCATTAGTCGTAGTGAAACAACATGGAAAGGGACTCATGGCAGTGTAACGGGGGGCAGTTCCGGCACTAACGGGACCATTAGCAATGCGACAGCTGTTACATTCCCAATAGCCACATCGGACTGGAATATCGTCGGCTGGTGGGGCATAGTCGATACGGCTACACCAGGCACAGGTAATTTGCTGGTATGTGCCCCGCTTACATCGGCGCGCAATATCACAACAGGCTCAGTTCCGAGTTATCCGGTCGGCGGGTTGACGTTTCAGTTGGATAACTAATCCAAGTCGATATTTGCGGGTTAAGAGTTTTATATGGTCGCCATCACTACACGCTCGGGCAAGGGATCTGAATTAACCCATGCTGAGGTAGATGCTAATTTCAACAATCTGAATGACGCTCTAAATTTGTATGGGTTTTATAAGAAAGACTCATTAAGCCCTGCTTTCGTAAAAACAGGAACGGGGACAATCAGCGTAAAGGCAGGAACTCGCGCAATAGTAGCAGGTGTCGCGGTGGATTGGCTGGCAGATACAGCTATCACTATGCCAGCGTTGTCAGGCGGTACCGATTACGCTATCTATGCTTGCACAGATGGGGTTGTCATCGCCGATGCCAGCTTCACAGCACCAACCGGCTACACCACAGCCAATAGCCTGATGATAGGAGGTTTCCATTATGGTTTAGTTGCCGCCGGTACTACGGTCGCCGGTGGGGCGTTTGCTACAACCGGCAACGGCATGATCTGGACGCAGACTGATGTGGACAGCATTGCTGGCATCAACCTGTTCAGTATTTGGGATTTGAAATTTAGGCCCAGAGCAGCCAATCCCCGCGGCATGGTTCTGGTAAACGGCATGACGTGGGTGGATATCTATCTTTGCTCGACTGACACAGCAGCCAACGGTACCAGCAAGGCGGGATCAAATATCACCTCGGGCACGGTACTTCCAAAAATACCACCCGCTTTCGGCGGCAACGGTGCCGCAACCTACCCGACGCTGAATTGGTGGGTAGCCAATGAACTAGCCAGGGCCAACAAAAAGCGCCTGATGTGGGAGCATGAGTTTGTCGATGCGGCGTTCGGAGTCACTGAAAACCAGTCCATAGATGCGACCGCATCGACGTACCCGACTACGCAGCGCAACGCTGGCTACACGTCAAAATATGGCATTGAGCAAGCCTCTGGACACCACTGGATATGGGGTCAAGATACCGGAACGCAGGCAACTGCATTCGCATGGAGCGATGTTAACGGAAACAATGGCGCAGGTACTGGCAGAGGACAGATGCTCAATAATACCAATACGCGCACACTGCTAGGCGGCGCGCGTTCGAATGGCGCCCTCTCTGGCTCTCGCGCTTCCTCCTGGAACATCTATCCGTGGAACTCGTACTGGGCCATTGGCCTGCGAGCTGCCAGTGACCACATGCAACTTGTTTAAGTGAGCGGAAGCGAGCGATGGACGTGTTAAGTAACGAATTCTCCAGTCAGCGGCAATTGGCCATCATTGAGCGATTTGAATCGTTTATCAATTACGTCTATCCGATTGCGCTTAATATTAGACGATCTCATCATGTGGTTCGAGATCGGTTGATCGGCGCAATGTTTGATCAAGTGAGTCTTTTCCAGCAGGCCGGCAAGTCGGCTCAGGTATCAAAACTGTACCTTGCCGATGCCGGGCTTGCGCACTTAAGGTTTTTACTGCGATTTCTTGCTCACGAAAACAGGCGGCTCATCAGCCGTAATCAGCATGAGGTGGCGTCAATCCATCTCGCTGAAACCGGAAAAATGCTCGGCGCCTGGATAAAAAGCAAGGCGGTAAAGGGATGATGAAGATAAAAGCGGCACGCGTACGAATGGCGCCAACTCTGGCTCTCGCGCTTCCAACTGGAACAACTATCCGTGGAACTCGAACTGGAACATTGGCCTGCGAGCTGCCAGTGACGACGATTATCTACCGAGCCGACCGGTCAAGGCCGCCGGCTCAGATCACGCTGTTTTGTGGTCAGCTTCATCATCCTGCTTCGGCAAATACATTACGAGGTCAAGGGAACGTCGAGTAAGCGTTATTGAAAGACGGACTTGCAATTTTATGGGTAAAAAATACAAAAACCTGATCGCAGAGATAGCCAGTATGCCGAACTTATACCGAGCCTATCAAAAGGCATCGAAAGGCAAGCGCTACAGCGCCGGCCATTTGCAATTTAAGGAGCATTTGGCAGCTAACCTCCGCCTGCTTTCAGAAGCGCTACGCAACGGTAGTTATACGCCGTCTCCGCCCAACATCTTTTTTGTCACTGAGCCAAAACGCCGAGAGATATCCGCATTACCCTTTGCGGATCGCGTAGCTCAGCATGCTTTATGCAATGTCATAGAGCCTATTTTTGATAAAACTTTCCTGCCCAATAATTACGCTTGCAGGACGGGCAAAGGAACCCATTCAGCTGCGGCTGAAGCTCAGGCTATTATGAGGCGTGGCTTTACGCATTGGCTAAAGCTGGATTATTCAAAATATTTTGCCAGCATCAACCGCGCTATTTTGTACGGTGAGATACAGAGGAAGATCATTTGCAAGGGCACGCTAGCGTTGATTTCGACTTTTCTTCCAAAGGATGGTCGTGGACTTCCTATCGGTAACTTGACCAGCCAGCTGTTTGCCAATGTTTACGGCCATATTATTGACAGGCATTTAACGCACAATCTGCGCATCAAGCATTGGCTACGCTATATGGATGATATTGTCATTTTCTCGCACAGCCGGGAGGCGCTGGCGGTTCTGCAAATGGGCCTTAAATGGTTTTCAGAAGTCCATATGGGGCTGTCTTTTTCAAAGTAAGGAGCATAGGCCATGTATCGAGCGGTCTTGATTGGCTTGGTTATCGTATCTGGCTGACACATAAGCTGATCAGGCGTCGATCCGTGATTGCAGCCAAACGGAAAATTAAAAAATATCGCGCATCTAACGATGATGTCGCGCTGGATCGATTTCTTTCTTCGTGGAAAGGCCATGCGAACTGGGCCAATTCCTACAACCTATTTAACAGACTAGGCGTTTAACAATGAATGACGATCTTTACAGCCCGGATACCGGCGAACACATAGTTACCGATAATGCTCAAGGCTGGATGCTTCGTGCGGGTACTCCTGCGCCCGCCTATGACCGGCAGGTTGAGGGCTGTTTTTGGCACAATGGGGTATGGGTAATCGTAGAAGCCGTTGCGGCCGATATGTACGGGGGAGTGCCTCAGTCAATCACTATGCGGCAAGCTCGGCTGGCGTTACTCGCTGCGGGATTGCTAGATGATGTTATCGCTGCGGTCGCCGCGATGCCCCAGGACGTCCAAATCGAATGGGAGTATGCCGCTGTATTGTTACGCGGCGCTCCGCTGGTATTACAAGTGGCTCAGGGGTTGGGTTGGACGAGCGAGCAAATAGACAGTTTGTTTTTGTCCGCAGCTGCGCTGTAAATTAATTCGACAACATGCCCGGTTACTTTGCTTGACATAACCACATAAAATAACAGCAACTCAATAAAGGCATAACGCGCACCCAAAGCGAAAAGCCCGTGTTCCGATTCTTCGGCACGGGCTTTTTTGCGTTTAAGACCATGAAAAAACAAATCATTAAATTATCAGAAGGCGAAAACGGCAAGACCATCCGGTTTTTAAGCCGTTGCAAGGTCGAACTGGCGGAAGGTAAAACCACCAGCACTGTTACCGTGACCCGCACCGGTACATTCACCGACCCGCGTTACGGACAGTTCACAATCAGCAAAGACATGCTGCTGTCGATGGTGAAAAACTTCAAAGCCGGTACATTCGGTCAAGACATCTTTCTCGATGTCGATCATAAGCCAGGCAAAGGAGCAGCCGCCAAAATCATCACTCTGAGCGTCGAAGGAAACCGCCTTCGCGCAGAGGTGGAATGGACGCCTTACGGCATCGAATCCGTGCGCGATAAAGGCTACCAATACCTGAGCGCTGAATATGACGAAAATTACATCGATAACGAAGCCGGCCAACAGCACGGCCCCTTATTACGCGGGGCAGCGCTGACCGTGAGACCCGTTATTAAAAACCTGGACCCCGTGCGACTTTCCGAGGCATCAGGATCAGACCACCCATTATTAATTCATCCTGAACTCGTTGTTCAACTATCACAGGAACTAGACATCATGTACAAATCTTATATTGCCAGGCTGACTGCGGCGCTTAAAGCGTTTAAATTGTCAGAACCCGTTGTACAGCAATTATGCACAGCCTTCGAAACCACAGCCAAAGAGTTGGGAGAAGACAAAGCCAAACTGGACGGCCTGTTCGCCAGCTTCGAAACTACCGGAAAAACCCTTTCCGAACAGATCAGCGATAAAGTTGTAACGCTATCAATCAATGCCCCGGCGGCTTCCAGCGAAAAAACGCTGTCAGAAGATGACGTAAAGCGTTTGCTTACAGAAGACCGAAACCAACGCGATACAGAAGCAAAAACACTTGCCGAAAAGCTCACTACCAACACAGCTTTGTTCAACAAGATATTGTCTGAAGCCGAAGGCCTTAAGGCTCTTGATGAAGACGCTAAAAAAACACTGGCATCCGCCGCTGACTTGATCACCGCAGATATGAGCGCCGAGCAAGTCACCAAGCTGGCCGAACATCAGATCAGTATGGGTAATCAGCTATCGGTCAATACCCAGTTGGCAAGCATGGGCTACCGTCCGGCCGGTAGCGTGCAACTGACCCAGACCGACCAGCGTACTGCCTTATCATTGCAGGAGAGCATCATTACCGGGTTGAAACTATCCGGAGCGTACGCCAACAGACAGATAAAGCTGGCAGAGAAACTCAGCCCATTCACTGAAAAAGTGTTGTCCGAATTCGATCGCATTAATGCACCATCGATCGCTTCAGAAGTAAAGCGCCTTGCCGTAGGAACCACCGGCATGGCTGATACCAATTTACCGATTGGTTTTCAGCGCACCGTAATCCGTGAAGCGCTGTCCGATTTGCGCGTGTTGGAATTAGTCAATACCTTGACCGATTTTTCAGCAACGGTAACCACGCAAATTCCTTTTGAAACACGCGATGGCTCAGCCATTCTAAATGAAGGCATCGTCTACGAAGGCGCCGCCATCCATAGGGCCAGCGTAAAGCAGGACATGGATACGGCCTACATTTTAGCGATGAAACTATCGTTCATCATTTCCAATGAAGTGATGCACTTTTCGCGAACCAGCGGTATTGATTGGGATGCCTATGGCCGCAACGTAGCCAGCAACGCTCGCTTTATGCAAGAACTGATTGTCCGTCGCATCTGCAATACCTTGCAGCGTGCCTCCGACAGCTATTTAGCTGCGACCATTGCTGCCGAAGCCTTCAATACGCAGTTGGACGGCGCCACCGTTAGCACTATTAAAACCGTGCAGTTCCCGATTGTTCGGAAACACCAGCAATACGACCTGCAAGGCAATACTGTCGGCACAGCCACCAACCCGATTGTAGTCAAGCATAACAATGTTGTGATCGCAGAATATAACGGTTCAGGCGAGCAAGCTGCGGGCACCTATTACCGTATCACCAATTACAACCTGGGCTATGTGCAGTTTGTTAACCAATTGGGCGCTCCTGTTTTTCCGGCCAATGCTGCCAACAGCAACATTAGCTATGATTACGCGACCAATATTGCCAAGTTTGACCTCGATAACGGTGCGGTCGATATGGACAAGCACTTGAATGGCCTCTTGCGTGCTGTCGGTCGTCGCAAAGCCATTCTGTCGGATGACCGCTTTGTAACGCCTGATTTTATGCTGTCCAGCAACTCGCTGAACGACACCATCACTAATGCCTCGCAATTTACCGAGTCCGGTAAAAAGTTCGGCACTGACATGACGTCACAAGGCGACTTGATGGCTATCAAGAACATCCCCGCCTGGTCAACCAATGCGCCATCGACTGACATAGGCTCAGAGCGCTTGATTATCGGCGAGCGCGGAACTCTGACTTATACCATCACCAAGCCGTTCCAAACCGGTGCGCCATTTGAGGTGGTTAACTCAGCTGGTAAACCCACAGGTCAAAAGCAAGCCTACGGAGAAGAGTACAGCGCCATCAAGGTACCGAATGCTCTTCGCAGCCGTTTAACGTCTGTGATCGCGTACAGCGCCACAGGCAGATAAACACTGCGCTCTTGGCGGGGTTAGCCCCGCCTTTTTTTGATCCTGGGAGAACAACATGGCTTTAGTGAATTTTACTAACAACGGCAAAACCTGCGTCCATATCGATGGCAAAAGCATCATGCCTGGCGAATCGCGACAGGTTGATGAAACGCAAGTACCTGGATACGGCACCAATGCCGAATCCAAAGAACAAGAACATGAAATTAACCCGTTGGCAGAAATTCTGCTCGGCAATGTTCCGTCTGTGTTACTGGCATTAGCCGATTTAACTGCCGAGCAACTATTGGATTTGGAAATCCTAGAAACCGATTCCGCTCAGCCACGCAAAGGCGTACTGGAAGGCATAGACAAACGGCAGCTGGAACTGGCGCAAGAGAGTATCGCGTAATGTCGGCGCTGCTTAATAAACAACAACAGTTCGCCGTGGCGCTGGCCGGGCTAATTCTCCATGCCAATAAGCGCGGCCTGCTGGTGACGTTTGGCGACGCCTACAGAGACCCGAGATTACATGGCGCAATGGGCATAACTAAAGGCTATGGCGCTAAAAACAGCTGTCATAAGCTTAGACTTGCTGTCGACTTAAACTTAGTCATCGACGGCAAATTAGCAGGTCCAGAAGCCTATGCCCCGCTGCATGATTATTGGGACACAGTCGGCGGTTCAAAGCGGATTGCCGCCGATATGAATCATTTCTCATTTGAGCACAACGGTTTTAGGTAGGTAGTCAATGGATCCAATAGCCAATCCAAGCATATGGGCAGAAGTCGGAGGATTGAATGGGCTAGTTATTTTCGCCCTTTTTGGGGTGCTTTATGCCTTTGCTAAAACATTGCAAACAATCCTTGATAACCATAGAGAAGATTTGTCCAATTTAATGGTGTTGCATGCTAAAGAGCGCGAGGATTGGGGGAAGATTGTTGACTCACGCCAACAGGAAACCAATGCGCGTCAGCAGGAAACCAATGCGGCAATTAAAGGGTTTACCGCGGCGCTTATTAAGTTATCCGGTAACCGCTATGAAGGAGATGACCGGCCATGACCATGACTCGCGCATCGTTAAAAACCGCCTTGCAAGCCATGCTGGGCGATGCTGCGCAAAAATTCGCCAGTGATGCCGGCGCATTTGATCGTCATCTGGATATCGCCGCATTGGCATTAGCCAGAAAAATCCGCGTTACCCGCTTGGTCAAATTGTCTGTTGCCGCCGACGTTGCTGATTATCTTGCCCCTGCTGATCTGATCGATGTTAAGTGCTCCAACTGGGGAGACAATCAGCGCAGGAATATCAAGCCGTGGCAGAACAATTTAGGCACACTGCCCAGACTCAGCGTGGTCGATATAGACGGCGTTCCGCACATCCATTTATCACCGGCTCCCGATGCCTGTCAGATTGCCCGAATGGGCAGCGATTACCCGGTATTTTATTACGGTGGCTATGTAATCGGTGCAACGGAAGCCGAAACAACAGTACCGGCACAGCACCGGGATTTACTGTTGATTCGGGCGGTTGTGCAGGCATTGATGGAGCTGTCCAACTCCGGCAGCACCAAGCCCGTCAGTTTGGGTAGCCACGGCGTAGGCTCAATGCCTAAAAACGGCACACCGGCTGCACTTGCCGAGTCCTGGCTGGCTATTTTCGATGGAGGCCGTTGATGGCTACGTTTGAAATCAATACCAATGCCGGGCCGCTTGGCGCTTCATTGCGTCGATTCCCCGTATTGATCGAGAGATATTTGACACCGGAGCTGGATAAATCGTCCAAGCTGATAGCAAAACACGCCAAACGCAAGGTACGCGAAAATGGCTCAATGGCGCACTCTACGCTGATCGACAGCATTCAAAGCTCCGTTGCCGGTAATGGCCTGGAGGCGATTATTTACGCCGGAGTCAATTACGCTCGTTACATTGAAGAAGGGACGCGCGGCGGGGGCTATCCCAATCAGCAAACCATTATCGATTGGCTAAGGGTTAAACACATTGAGCCGAATAACCCCGAAACATCAGAAAAAGAGCTGGCGTTCCTGATTGCTCGCAAGATTGCGCTGCATGGCACACCGGCACATCCGTTCATGGAACCAGCGTTCCAGGCAGAAAAAAACGCAACGCTTAACCGCGTTAATGCCTCCATTAATCGAGCCATGAGGGAGATCCATTAATGCTGCCTTGGGTAGAACGCATTGACAATCGCCAGGCGGCAATTGTCGCATCACTGGCAGCGGCACTTAGCTCCCGAATAGTTAAGCGCAGCCTGATGCATTTTAATCAGCATGAACCCGGAGAGATTGAAGCCGGCGTGGTGATGGTCGTCAGCACCGGCGAAAGCGAGTACAGCCAAAACTTAGGCATGACCGCCAAAGAAGGCAAACACGGCCAGCTGTTGATCGGTCATCTTAAAGTCGCAGAAGACAGCGAGCCGGTCGCTATTGAGCTGGCAGAAATGGCGCTGATTGAAGAAATTAAAAGCTGGGTGCGCGCGGGCGTATCCGGTATGTCGTTCGAAATCGAATCGGCTCAACATTCACGACAACTGGAACATCCTTACGGTTGGGTCGTTGTCAAACTTAACGCAATTCCACCGCGTACCAACGTCTACTAAGAGGCAACACCATGTCAGAGTTATTTGATACCAGATATTTTTCAGGCCAAGGTCCGGTCTTTATTGGCGAGCGTGACGCCGCCGGAAATCCTACAGGTCTTGAATTTTTGGGCGATGTATCAACGGTCGAGATGACGCCCTCTATTGACAAAGAAAAAGTCACTGAGAATGTCTCAGGGTCATCCGGTACCGGTGCGGAGTTCATAAAAAAAGTCGAGTATGACATATCAATCCAAATGCGCTCGATCAAACCGGAGCATTTAGCCATTGCCTTGCAAGCGGGTAACACTGCCAAAGCTTCGGGAACTGTCACCGATGAATCGCACAAAGGTTATAAAGGCAAGTTCATCGCCCTGAAGCACACTAAGGTTTCCAGTGTCGTTGTGACCAATGTTGGCGCTACAACAACCTATGTTGCAGGGACAGACTACATTGTTCACGCCGACAAGGGCATGATAGAGATTATTGCCGCCGGTGCTGTTACCGATGCTCAGGATCTATTAATCGATTACAGCTACGCTGCCCAGCATCACATTTCTGCGGCACCATCCAACAAAAAATACTATTTGGTGTTTAGCGGCATAAACCGAGCCGATGACAACAAACAAACCCGATGCGAAATTTACAAGGTGTCCTTATCGCCCAGCGCCCTGGCGATGATCCAGGACAAAACCGCAGAAATGCCGATTACCGGCACCGTAATTCTTGACACGTTGCGCCCGGAAGGCGACCAGTTCTTCAGCTGGAAAACAGAAGACTAAACCCTACAACAAACCCAATAGGGGGATTAGCGCAAGCGAATCCCCCGCACCCTTTTAAAAGAGAGCGTCATGGCAAAACCACCCGTAGCAGAAAATACCAGGCAAGAAGAAATCGCTGAAAAAGTCGAGGTCGTCCTCATCGCCGAGCACGAACACGGCGGCGAGCTGAAAAAACCCGGCGAGAGCATTAACGTCAACCAACGCCAGCATGAATGGTTGCGTGAGCAAGGAAAAGTCGAATGAGCAACGCAAACGAAGCTGACATTATTTTCCCGGACAAAACACTGACCATCGGCGGCGAAGAAACCGCTGTCCATGAGTTCAAGTACCTGGAAGGCCTAAAAGCCGCCGCTATCGCTCAGCCCTTGCTGGCCGACCTGTTGGCACTGATCCAGGATGAAAACACGATGGGCTTAGCTGAGTTGGATCGCGTCATCGGCAAGAACGCCAGCATCTGGACACAACTGCTGGCAATGTCAGCCAGCAAACCTGCCGAGTGGATTGCCGAACTGAACGACGCTGACGGCACGTTGCTGTCGATGACATTCTGGGAGATCAACGGCCCTTTTTTGTTGCGGCGGCTGGCCTTTGCAAAACAGTTCGGGACGATCGTGCTGAACCAACCACCGGCCAAGAGTTAGCCGAATTGTTTTTGTTGCTGATGTCAGCGGGCTTTGGCAGTTGCCCTCAAACTATCGGCCAACAGCTAACATGGCGACAGATGCAACACTTTGCCGCCGCGCTGCACCGCCGCAAACGATTGGAGCGGGCCGACAACATTCAAGGAATCGCCCTGGCAGTCGGCGCTAAGGACTTGCCTAAGATATTACGTGAATTGAGAAGATAATGGCTAATCAGGATACCGAACTGCTGATCAGAATTAGGGCCGACCTGGGGCGGACGCTTAGCGAATTGAATCAAGTGACCGGCGGCTTTAATGGAGTAGGTAGCGCAGCACAACGCGCGACGGGATCAATTCACCCAATGATGCTGGCCTTGTCAAGCCCCAGCACACGAGCAGCCGAAGCGTTAGCTGCAACTGCCAGAGGTGCCGCGGCGGCTCGTGCCGAAATTGAGCGGACGGCAGCAGCAGAGCTTAGTCTCGCGTCAGCGTCCCGTGGCTTGGCAACAGAGCAGGTTAACCTGGGCGGTGCGCTGAGTTCTACCTTCTCAGGATCTTCCGAGTCCGTCGGAGCTACAAGTGCCGCGATTGCCGGATTAAAGTCGCAACTGCTTGGCTTGGTTGCTGTCTATAAGTTACTGGAAGGCGGCAAAGCCGTAGTTGAAAAAGCCGCCGACTTGCAGGATACAGAAACCCGGCTGAGATCATTGACTGTTACGTCGGAAAAATATGCGGCAACCGATAAATACTTAACAGAGACGGCCGAGCGGCTGCATAAAGAATATTTTACACTCGGCGATTCCTATACCAAGCTGCTCGCCCTGCAGAAAAGCGGCATAGTCACACAAAAGGAAGGTCGGGCGATATTGGAAGGCTTAGCCGACGCCTCATCAGAGCTAGGTGTCAGCAATGCCGATCTGGCGCTATCGATGCGAGGCGTTATCCAGCAGTTGGGCAATAGTACCGTACAGTGGGATGAGATGCGTCAGGCAACTGACCCCATTCCAGGATTGCTGCAAGGAATCTTAAAAGCGTCAGGGCTGACGAGCCAAGAAATGAAAGCCATGGCGGAGACTGGTGCTTATACCACATCGATGTTTCGCGATGATTTGGTTAAAGCTTTGGAAGCTTATAAAGGCGCATCGGAGCGCACTGGTAAGAATATTCATGCCCAATATGCCGATATTGGAAATGCTTATACAGAGCTGGTCAAGGTTCTTGAAGAACCCATCAGCGATGCGCTGACGCCAATGTTGACAGGCATTGCTAATGCTATTCGCCAAGTCGCCAACGGCCCTAGCTTGCAAGACAAAATCGCCGAGCTTGAGATGTTAAAAGCGGCGTCCAGTAAAGATGCACCTCGTTTCTTGTCCAATACACCGACTGTAGATCAGGATGAGATACGGCGCAGACGCGGAGCCACATCACCTGCCCAACCAGACCGGATAGCGGTATTAACGGCGGAGATCGAGGCAATTAAGAAGCGGGATGCTGCAAATAAAGACGCACTGGAACGTCAAGACCAACAAGAGAAGGCCGATCGTCAGGCTTCCGAAGCTAAAAAAGGACTTGCCGACACTGAGGATTGGTATGCGGAAACTGTAGTAGCTGATGAGAAAAAAGTACGAGAAGCTAAAGAAGCGAGTTCTAAAAAAGCACAATCCGCAGCAGAGTCGGCTGCCAAAGCCTACGCCTCAGAGCGTGAGGCCGTCGCTAAAAACATTCAGCAACTGAATTTTGAGCTGGCGGCATTAAAGCTGTCTGACAACGAACGTGCCATACAGACAAAAGTCCGCAGCCTATCGGCGAAAGCTACTGATGACGAGCGGTCGGCGATCGAGGCCAAGGTGCGCGCACTCGATAAGGAAACCACCGCACAGCAACGCCAGCAAGCCATGTGGGATCAGTCCGTTAAGGATGCCAATGCGGCTTATGACCAGCGCAAATCTAATGCGGATATGATTAAGTTCGGCGATGTCCAGGGCGGCTTTAATGATGCACTGATTAAAACCAGAGAACAATTGGATCAAGGCATTATTACGCCTGAACAGTTCAAAGCTGAGACCGAAAAGTTAGGTAGGGCTTACAACGAAAACTTTATCGATCCGGCCAAGTCAGGAGTTAGCCAACTTTCAGAATTCAGCGTCCAAGCCGCCCGCAACATGCAGAGCGCCTTTGCCGACTTTCTGTTTGATCCATTCGAAAACGGCATGGAAGGCATGGCCGCTAATTTCGCAAAAATCGTGCAACGCATGGTTGCCGAGGCCGCGTCTGCACAAATATTCGAAACCTTGCTGGGCAAAAATTACGGACAGTCAAACGCCACCGGAGGCTTGTTGAGCGCCTTGTTTTCAGGGGTTGCCGGTGCTGTCGGCGGGGCATTCGGTGGCAGTGAGGCAGTATCTGTAGCCGCTGGCAATAGCGCAGCTTTTTCCAATACGATGACCGACTTCCAGTGGATGCCAAAACAATTTCACACTGGGGGCATCATTGGACAAGGGGGCAGGAGCGTCAACGCCGACCCGGCCATATTCAGCTCAGCGACCCGTTATCATTCCGGCGGCATACCGGGGCTGAAGCCCAACGAAGTGCCCATCATCGCGCTGAATAACGAAGAGGTGTTAACCGCCGACGACCCACGGCACCGTAACAACTTGAGCAAAACAACGGCTATCGGCAGTAAATCAGATGGGGTCGATATTACGACCCATGTCACCGTCAGCGCCGACAACCAAAACGACGCCGCCAAAGGCAATAAGTTGGGTGACCTGATTAATGCGACCGTGCGCCAGGTCATCGTTACCGAAAAGCGCCCCGGCGGGTTGCTGGCAAAAGAGGGCTAAGCGATGCTACTCGATAGCGAACAACGCCTGGAGCTGGACTTCGATTACCAATCAACCGCCACGCACAGCATGCGCGGCAACCGCATGCCGGTTATAAACTCCGGCGCAATCGGCAATATGAGCCAGTACAGCATCAAGGGCAAGTGGCAAGTCGGCAACCGCAAAGTAGTGCGTGCCGAAATGGAGTATCTGCAATCTTTTTGGCGGGCGCGGCGGGGCGGCTTGCAACGCTTCAGGCTTAAGGACTGGGGCGATTTTTCCACCACTTACAACGGCGCGAACGATCAAGGCCTGCTCGGCTCGGGAACCGGCAACGGCGTACTGACCCAGTTCCAGCTCATCAAGCGTTATCAGTCAGGCGGCGACAGCCAGGACCGCAGCATCATCAAGCCGGTAGCCGGTACGGTGCAGGTGTACGTTAACGGCGCTCTGCAAGCCAACGGCTGGACAGTCAACACCGCTACCGGCATCGTCACTTTTGCCATTGCCCCCGCCAACGGTACGGCATTGCGAGCCGGCTTTGAATTCGACGTGCGGGTTAAATTTACCGGCGATTTCGGCCGAACCTTCGTTTTTTATAACGTAGCAGATGACGACGCCGTGTACAGCTTGCCCGGCGTGGCAGTGGAGGAAGTGTAATGGCCGATTTGCCGATTCAGCCTGACTACTCATCCAGTCTCAATAAACAGCCGAGAATACGCAAAACAAGCTTCGGCGATGGTTACGAACAGCGCGCTGCTGACGGGCTTAATCCTAATCCGGATAAGTGGAGTTTAAGCTGGGATGAGCTGACTGATGCCGAAATAACCATCCTGCTGGACTTCTTCGATGGTCTTGAAAGCGTGGCAACGTTCACATGGCAACCCCCGTATGCCTCTGCGCCTAAGACATTCGTCTGCGATAAATGGAATCCCACGCCGGTCAGTGATAACAATCACCGTTTGAGCGCCTCTATCTACCAGGTATTCGAGCCATGATCATACAGGGCAACGTATGCGATATGTAACGCACGGGTACTGGGTAGTCCATTATGCCGATGGCGATGTAACCCCGCTTCAAGGTGATGCGCAAGCGTCTGCCGAAACTGCCGCCGATCTATTTCAGTCAGTTGATTTGTTGGGAGCTGCGGCCGGAACGGCGGGATCGGAAAGCTCGATATTGTTACAGGATGATATTGTCGGCGCGGCCACTGCCACCGCCGAAGCTAGCGCCGATCTATTTCAGTCAGTTGATTTGTCGGGAGACGGATCGGTAGACAGCTCGACCACTGCCGATCTTATCCAGTCAGTTGATTTGTTGGGCGACGGGTCGGCAGGCAGCTCGGCCAGCGCCGATCTTGTCACGATAATCGATTTATCCGGATCAGGACATGCCCAGTCCACCGCTACCGGCAAGCTCGCCGTGCTGAGCGGAGGCGTGCATAAGCTGACGCACTCGGCGATGATTGATTTGTACAGCGTCGATCTAAACTCAATCGGTATAGGGCAGGTCTATTATTTTCATGCCGGTACCGATAGCAGCAACACACCAATTGTCTACCAGGGAAATACCTATACGCCCTGGTACATCAAAATCACCGGGCTGGATAAACGCGGCACCGGATCATCCGCCAGGCCGATGGCTGAAATTGGCAATCACAACCAATTCGTCACCAATCTGTGCCGCGTCTATCAAGATATAGTCGGGGCCACTGTGCGGCGCAGACGGACGTTAGCCAGCTACATATTGGCAGATCTGGACCAGTATCATGATGAGTTTTATCTGATAGAGCGCCGCGCAGAAGAAACCACCTCGCTGGTTAAATTCGAGCTGGCCAGCCCCCTGGATTTTTTAGATAAACAACTGCCTGGGCTGCTGGCATTGGCAACCGGCTGTCCTCACCGCTACAAATCCACTCTAGGCGGCTCGGGCTGTTCATGGCCCGGCACCAACTCGGCCCTTTGGTTTGACCGCTTTGGCGTGCAGGTTTTTAGTGCCGGGCTGGATGTCTGCGGCAAAAGGATCTCGGATTGCAAGCTTCGGTTCGGCGCAACAGAACCCTTGGACTACGGCGGCAACCCCGGACTGGGAAGGAATAGCGCGTGATGAATGATGCCAATTTGCAGTTGATCATTGATCATGCTGCCCGAGCGTTCCCGCAAGAAGCGTGCGGACTGATTTTTAAAACCGGTTACGGTTACCAGGTGCTGGAGTGCGCAAACCTGTCGCATGACCCCGAGCATTCATTTCTGATCGATCCGGTTCTTTATGCCGTACATGCCGACCATATCGCCGCCGTGTACCACAGTCACCCCAACCGTTCACCCGAACCGTCAGCCGCCGACATTGCCAGCGCCGAGCGCTGTAACGTGCCGTTTATGATTGTCGGCTATCCATCGGAAGAAATCTTTACCTACACGCCGAAAGGCATACTGCCAGCCCCTTATGAGGGCCGTTCTTTTGTCTATGGGGTGATGGACTGCCTGAGCCTGGTATCTGATTATTATCGACATGAACTTGGCATCGTCATTAACGATGGCGAGCGCAAGCAGTGGCAATGGTGGCTGGATCCCGCCAACCAGCATGCGTTTGTGAATGGCTTTATCGCCGAAGGCTTTGAAGTGGTCGCCGACCTGCGGCCTGGCGATTTGATCATCATGAACACGGGCGGCAGTCCTTGTCCCAACCATGCCGCCATTTATATGGGCGATAGTCACATTCTGCATCACCCCGGCCGCGGCACGCCATCGCGCGTGGAAATGTACGGGCAATACTGGCGGCAGAACACACATTGTTATCTGAGGTATTCCAATGAAGAAAATTAAATTGTTTGGCGATTTGCAGGCATTCAAGGGCGAGTGGGAGCTGAATGTTAAGACCCCAAATGAGGCGCTAAGAGCGCTTGAGGCGAATCGGCCCGGTTTTTTAAAAGCCGCCGATGCGGGTGAGTATGTGGCGGTTTTAATGGATGCAAATAATCCGGACATGACCAGGCAGGTTACGTTGGATAATAATTTCGCACCCTGGGCAGACGAGGTGCTGTGCATTATACCGCGGGCTGGCGGAGAAATTCCGGCGGCCGCCGTTGTTGCAGCGTGGTCGGCTGTTGGGGTTGCGACTACAGCAACTTCATTCTTAGTTGCGGCTACTCTGATGGTTATTAATATCGGGATATCACTCGCTATCTCAGCATTGGCCAACATGATTACCGGAAAAAAACCAGCTGTCGGCGCCCGCGATACCGAGAGCTATGAAAACAAGCCGTCGTTCATCTCCAACGGCCCGGTCAACGTCGTCCGTGCCGGGCATCCGTACCCGATTATTGCCGGGCGCTTCCTGTGCGGGTCCATTGTGCTGTCCAGCCAAATCCACGTGCAGGATATACCCGTATGAATAAAGCGCTGGCAGTCATTGGCGGCGCTATGGGCGGCGGTGGAGGCGGCGGTGGTGGAGCGGCGCGGACGCCGATTAATGCGCCGGATTCCATTCGCTCCCGGGCGATTATTGAAATTGTCGAGGCCTGGGGCGTTGGCGAGATAAAGTGCTTCCCCGATGGCGCCGATCCATTACGGCATGTCTATCTGGACGGAACGCCCATTAAGGCCCCTGACGGCACGCTGAATTTTCAGGGCGTGACCTTCGATTACCGGTCCGGCACTCAGGATCAAACGTATATCCCTGGCATTGTCGACGATACGATAGGCTCGCCGGAGTCGGTTGATGTGCTGGTTACTCAAAATAACCCGATTACGCGCACCATCACCGACCCGACTACCGACGCAGTCCGGGTTATCGTTACCTTCAATGGCTTGGTCGTTAATGATGTCGCCACCGGCGACAAATCAGCGGCGACCGTTAATTTGGCGATAGAAGTTAAGCCTTCCGGCGGCATCTGGACAGCGATCGATCTGCAAGGCCGCGGCACTGTCTATGACAAAACCCCGTCGCCCTACCAGCGTAGTTTCCACATCAATCTACGCGCTGTGCATCCCAGCGCCGGCAGTTATGATATTCGTGTATCGCGGCTGTCCGCCGATCCGTCCGACAATGAGAACTCGGCATTTAAATGGGACAGCCTGGTGCGACTGACCTATGCCAAGTTGCGCCGCCCTAACATCGCCTATTGTCGCCTGACGTTTGATAGCCGCTACTTTAGCTCAGTCCCTGTCCGCAGTTATGACCTAATGGGCTGGCTGATTCAAGTGCCGACCGCCGACGTGTATGATCCGGTAGCGAGAACTTACTCCGGAGCGGATTGGAGCGGCAACATGGTCAAGGCGTGGTGTCGAAATCCGGCGTGGTTTTTTTACCATTTACTGACGACTGCCGGCGCCGGACTGGGTGCGGACATTAATCCGGCCTATCAGGACAAATGGTCTATTTACACCATTGCCAGGCGCTGTGATGAGTTGGTTCCCAATGGGCAAGGCGGTTTTGAGCCTCGCTACTCAATTGACGCGCAGTTTATGGAGCAAACCAGCGCCCATGACATGATCGTGCAGCTGGCTGGCATTTTTGACGCCCAAGCGCTTTGGAACGGCACGTCGATCTATGTTACTCAGGATGCGCCAAAGCCCGTATCGTCGCTGTATCTGCCTGCGAATGTGGTAGGCGGACGGTTTGCCTATAGCGGCACGGCCAGGCAAGTGCGCTACACCGCAGCCATCATTCAATACAATGACATCACTGATCAATATAAGTTGGCGACAGAATACGTCGAGGATTTTGACGGCATTCAGCGCTATGGCTATCGGCCCAAGACAGAAACGGCGCTCGGATGTACGTCAAGGTCTGAAGCTCACCGCCGCGGCAAGCGCTTACTGGTCACCGGCCGAAAAGAAATCGATACCGTCGTTTTTTCAGCAGGACTTGGCGGCGTCAATGACAAGCCCGGAGACATTATCCGCATTGCCGACCCGCTGAGAAGTGTAGGAAAACGGATGGGCGGGCGGATATCGAGGGGCTCGACAGTCAGTGTCGTGCAGCTGGATGCGCCGGTTATTTTGGCAAGCGGCATTAGCTACCGGCTGGCGATTATCGGCAATGACGGAACTGTGTGGGATAGAGCCGTTGCCAATGCCGCCGGAACTCATAGCGCCATCGTCGTAAGCTCCGCGTTCATAGCAGTGCCGGAGCATGAGATGGAGTGGATCGTTTATGATCCGCTGGCGATCGGCCAGACCTTCCGGGTTTTGAGTATTGTCGAAAACGACGATACCGAAAACGGCTTTTACTCACTGTCTGCAACCCAATATGATGGCAGCAAGTTTGCTGAAATCGACGATATCGCCGACCTGGAGCCGATTCCGTCTAATCCGTACATTGTCAATGGCGTCATCCCGCCATCCGGCGTGCAAACCAACGAGGGCTTTTATACCGGTCTCGAAGGCGTTCGCCGCTACATCGATATCAGCTGGACGGCTTCAAATGATCCATTGTTGCGCGGTTACGTGCTCAGTTATAGGCACAATGGCGCTCCTGTTTTTCAGCGCGAAATCACCGGCCAGGCCTACCGAATCAATAACCCGCTGATGGGCGAGTATGAGATTACTATTGCGGCGGTCAGTATTGTCGGTAAATATTCAATATCGGTCACTGTTGTGCACTCGCTGGGCGAGTTTTATGCGATCAACGCGATACACATTACTGATCTGGCATTGCCCAGCGGCACTGGCGAGTTTACCGGGAGAGATGCGCTATTCAGTTGGTCGACCGATGCGGCGTCCGTACTAGGCAGCAGCTATGCAGCGGGGCAGGGTGGTCAGTCGCCATGGTTCAGGGATTTTGAAGTACGGATTTTCATCGGCGCTACGTTGGTGCGCATCGATTATGTCACCGAGTATTTCTATGCCTATACGTTTGAGAAAAACGCGGCCGATGGCGGGCCGCGACGTACCTTTACAGCCAAAGTGCGAGCCCGGGATTATTACGGGCGCTATAGCCAAGAGGCAGAGCTGACGGCAACCAATCCGCCACCAGTGGACTTTGGCGCAGTATCGCTAACACCTGGCATGAAAGTGATATTTTTAAACTATGTCCAGCCAACGGATCCCGACTATGTAAAGACACGCATTTTCGCAAGTCAAACATTAGGGTTTGCCCCTTCTGACTCAAACCTGGTCGGAGAAACTGCAAGCAGAGTGACCTCCTTTCCTGTTGACGCCACCGGAACGTGGTATGTCAGACTGCAAGGCATTGATGCCTTCGGACCGGCGGGAACCGTTTACTCGACCGAAATCAGCACTATTGTAACGGTAAACGACATTACTGAAGCAGTGGCCGAAATCTTGGAAAATCCCGGTAGAGTCGGCGATTTTGTTGTTGAAGCGACTCGATTTCTTGTTGTAATACCTGGAGAAACTACACCCGGCGCCGCAGTTTTTGGAGTTGGGAAAGTAGACGGGGTTACGAAAGTCGGCATTAAAGGCGACTTATTGATAGACGGATCGGTGTATGGCCGTTCCATTGTGGCTGACGCTATTGTTGCCGACCACATTAACGTTTCACAGCTTTCCGCTATTTCTGCCGACATGGGGACAATCACCGCGGGACTATTTAGGACCAGTCCTATAAATAACTGGCGGGTGGAAATGTCAGACCTGAGTTCATTCCCCATCTGGTATGGAACAGGCGATAAGACTGC